AGTTCGGTCAGGGCCCAGACCAGCGCGTCGGCGCGGTCAGGCGAGCCCTCGCCGACAAAGCCGGCCTGGGTGAAGTTGCACATCTGGTCCTCCAGATCTGGAAGTGGGCCGACGTGCGAGACGAGGCCTTGTTCGTAGAGGGCGGACACTGGCTCGGCCCGAACGACTTTGCCGCGGCTAGCCTTCACGTCGTGGTAGGCGACCTTGCGATCGGCCGTCTGGACGACGAAGCGGACCATGTCGCCGCCGAAGTTGCTCTCGCCGACGACGCGGTCGGCCTTGAACTCGTGATAGGCCGTCGTCGCCATGCGGCCCCATCCGTCAGGGGAAAGCTGGCAGGTGCGGTCAGCAAGCACATAGGCCCGCCCGTCGACACCCTTGCCCGCGACCACGATCCCGATGTCGTCTCCAGCGTCGTCGCCCTTGGTGCCGGAGGGGTCGACGGCCACCACGACGCGCTGCAGGTGCGGGACCTGGTCGGCGTTAATCCTGGCGCTGTCGATGCCCGGAATGACCCGGCCGTCGGCTGCCGTGCGATCCTCCAGCGTCCACAGGGCGCCGGCCACCTCGCTCGCCCACTCGCCCTTCTCGAACCGCAGGCGCTTGGCCTCGGACATGTTGGACAGAATGTCGAAGTACTTGGCCGGCAGGTTGGCCGAGTTGTCCGCCGGGTTGAGCTTCATCTCCGCGTAGTCGGACGGATCGGCCAGCTTCTCCTTGGTGCCTGGCTTCAGGCCGGCACGGAAGAGCTCGTAGCTCCAATGCAGCTTCGACGGCGGGTTGCAGTCGAAATAGGCCTTGAGCGGCAGATGGGTCCGGCCTGTGGCCGCCGCGATCGCCGGGTCAAGCGGTACGTTCTGCGCCAGGCGCGACATCGCCGTCTCGACCGACGACCATGGGATTTGGCTGCTCTCGTTGAAATAGAGGGTCGCGTATTCCTGGCCCAGCACCTTCTCGACGCGGGCCTTGTCGTCCAGGCCGCCGAGAACGATCTCGCTCCCGTTCGGAAGGAAGGCGATCAACTCGACCTCGCTCTTGTCGACGACCAGCTTGGGAAAGCACGTCGCCAGCACCTTCGGGAGCGTGTCGTTCCAGATCGAGGCCTTGGCGTGGTTGAAGCGGTAGCGCCACACCGCATGGCGGCTGCCCGGAGCGTTGAGGCCGCGCTGCACGATCGCCCGCATGAGGAGGAACGTCTTACCCGACCGCGAGCCGCCCCGGAGCATGATGTTGGAGGCCGGCGAGCCGAGCAGCCGATTGGCCTCGACCTGCTTGGGCGTCAGGCTGAACGCCATGGCTAGAGGTTAGCGTCGTCCGGGGCGACGGTGAGCGTGACGCCAGCACTGACTTCCGACTTCTCAGCCAGGCCCAGATCGCGGGCGATGATGTTCGGGTTCAGCAAGCCGGCAGACGCACCCTCGAACTTCTGGGTCCGGATCACGTCGTCGATACGCGTGGTGACACCGGAAAAACCTTCTCGCTCACGGTATTCGGCAAATGTGTCGCGGCTGATGTCGAGGAACAGGCAAAGCCCGGCGATCGTCATAGCCCGCATCTTCGGCAGGTCCTTGATGGTCACCTTGCCCTGGTAGGCGAAGGCCTGGGCCTCCTTGAGGGGGTTCTTCTCGACCCATTCGAAATACTCGACTGCCGCGGACCACAGGGCGTCGGGATTGGCGAAGATGGGGCGGCGGCCGTGGGAGCTGCGCGCCTTCCAGAACTGATTGCCCGCGGGAGCGGCCATGGTGTGCCCTCCTGTGGGCTTGAGGCCGAGGCCTCGTCTTCGTCCGATCCACGCCAGCCTTGCGCCGTAGCTCAGTACGTGGGGGATCGGGTAGAAGGTGGCGCGCAGGACCGCGACGCATACCGGTCGATGTCGGCCAACAGCTTGCGTATTCCTTCGGCTTCACGCGGCGGGCGCTCGGATCGCGGGCGACGGTCGTCTGCATTCCTGACAATCTGACTGAACAGACGGACTGCCTCGGCGTCATCTGTGCCCTCAGCCACCATGATGTTGAAGCTGGCGTACTCGGGGCCCAGACGGTCGGCCAGCGACCAGGGCTCATAGCTGACCATTGGCGCGGGGCAATCTCTGAGGGGACGGCGCCCGTAGAAGGCGGCCGTGACGCTTGCCGCGATGTCTCGCCGCTTCACCGGGCGACGGCCCGTCGCCTCAGCGATCGTGCCGTGACTAGGACCGCCGATGAGCATGAAGCTGGCCATAATCCGAAGTCTATGGCGCCGGCGCCGCCTGAGGAAGCTGTGCGGGGCTAGGATGATGGCACGAAAAAGCCCCGGCCGATGGTCGGGGCTGATGGCGCAACTGCGCTGTTTGAACTTTCAGTAGTTCTCGGTCTGTTCGGCCAGACTGTCAATGGGCGAGGCGGATGATCCGGATCTAGCGTGCTCGGCGGGAACGCGATCTTTCCTGCAGTCGGGCTGCGATCCTCCTGCCGACCGGCATCGTGCTTGTCACGGCGGCCGGGATGACGCGCTCGACATGCTGCTCATGCGCACGTCGATCTTGCCTCATGCTCAGGACCAGCGTCGAAATGAACGCCGCTAAACTGATGATGCACGTGACGACCGTGCAGATGAAAGTGACCCTGGCAGATAGGCCGGTGTCCTCGTTCTTCAGGACGATTGGCTTCACTTCGATCTGGGGCGCCTGCACGACGGGGGGTGGGGCGGAACGCTCAGCCTGGGTCGCTACCTGCTTTTGCTCTTCTGCCTCCTGAAGCTTCCTGGCCTGCCATTCCGCCATCAGCTGGGCCTGGTTCTTGGCGATGAACTTGAGCCACTCCTCTCGAAGCAGGCGCTCCGAGACAACGTCCACTGGCAACATCGTCGGAGCGGTAGCGCTTCGAACGGGGCTGCCCACCGAAGTAGACGCAGTTCCTCCGACAGGAGCCGATGCCGCACGCCGGAGCTCCGCAGCAGGTAGAACTTCCGAGGCTTGAGCTGGTGGAGACGCAGAGCCCACCTCCGCCGTTGGCAACGCCTTCTCGTCGCCATTCTTGACCTTATCATCGACAGTGCCGATGGCGGATTGGGCGGTAGATCCTTGCCCAAGCATCCCTGAGATCACGCCCTCGAGCTGAGGATAGATTTCGGTTTTGCCTTTGATACTACTTCCTTCAACAAGCTCTCCCGTCACAATCGGTCGCTGTCGAGCCGCTTCAAGCTGAACTTCTGGGTGGGACTGCAGGAACTCCTCGAACGAGATCCAATACCTCGGAGGCTGGTCGGAGGCATCATCGCGGGGTCCAACTGCTAAAGCGCTTATAGTCGGAAAGCGGTCCACTTCATCCGCGTGCCTAGCGGCTTCGACCTGAGGGCGCTCACGCCCGAATAGACGAGCGGTGCGACCAGTTTTCACATCCAGATACAGCGAAAAAGCTGCGCTAATGAAGAGGAGCGCCGAGAGGCCGCAGAGAGCGATCCATTGCTTTCGCGTCCACATGGACCATCACCTATTCTGTGGATCCGAGCGTAAGCGAAAACTATGGCAGACCTCAACCTAGGCCGAGACATTAGGCCCCGGCCTCCTGGTTCAAACGACACCCGTGCTGAAGATACCCAAGAAGAAGAAGCTCCAGGCCGCGAGGCCAACCATTGGGACCGCGCTCGCGAGCGAGGCCCACTGTTTCGCCCACACCGCGGTCACCAAGTACAGCGATACTCCCGCAAAGAAGGTGACTAGGCCAAGGCTCATGAGTCCGCGCAGCCATGAGTGACCGCTTGTGCCAAGGCCTAACGCCACGAACGGAGACGCGGCTACGAGGATCGCGGCGGCGAGAACGAGCGCCGCGAGGCGAGGCCTCTTGGGGCCGCTGCTAAGGGCGTAGAAGCTGGCCGCAGTCGCCATAATACCCATGATTGATACGGCCGCGATGATTGCCGAACCCAACATGTTAGGCCTCTCTAACAGTCGCCAGGACCGTTGTCGTTTGCGTCAACGTACTGAGCGATCTGGTTGTCGAGCTGAGACCACAGCGCTTGTGATCCCAAGACGTTTATGCCGGCGAACTGTCCACTGCCGACGCCGGTGGTTTGAATGTAAACCTTCCCATTGGCGACGACGACCTCTCGAGTGACGCTCCCAGGATAGAACAGGTGCCCTGGTTGGGCGACATTCGTAACCGAATGGTTCGCCTGATCGACGATGTGTTGGACCGGCCCGAAGAAAGGCAGGTTCGATGTCTGCCCGTTAGTCACGGTGCCGGTCTGCCCCGGCGCCGCGAACTGCTGCAGCGCCTCCCATGCCTCATCTGCGTCGCACGCCGTATCGCCGACCTGATCGAGGACCACGTACTTGTGCGGACCATCGTCAAACATCACTCGGCCGATGTACGTCACGAGGTCGTCTAGCGGAGTTACGGTTCTGCTCGCGAGCGCTTGAGCGAACTCCGCCTCCCTGGCGAGGCGCTTGCCAGTAATTATAAGGCCGTCGACGAGGGTGTTGTCGTCCTTCGGAGGATCAGTAGCAAGGCTGTCGTAAATGACACCATCAGCGCCAAACGCGCTCGTCTGCGCCGCGGCCGATGGATACGTGACGATCTCGAAAACAAAGCCAGCCATCGTGTTGTTGAAGGCGCCGCCGCCGTTATAGAGCTGGCCACCATCCCAGAGAGCGTCCCACTCCTCGTCGGGGATCCGCTCTTTGGTACCGCCTCCAAGTCCATTCGCTTGGACCACTTCATCCCTCTGGACGAGGGGGATCGTTCCAGCCGGTGCAGATTGGGCAGGCTGCTCAATGAGATCGTACATTTCCAGCTCCACAAACAAATGGCGCCTCAGTCTTCTCCGGAAATGCACTGCAACACAACTAGAACGATTATTTCTGAAATAACAATCTAAGCTTTGCCATTTTATGGACCGAGATCTAGCCCCTTACCCCTGGAGGGGTGCATAGCTCAGTCCTCGCCCTCGTCGTCCGGCAGGTCGACAACCTGGTGCAAGTTGGTGACGCTGTAGGCGATGGGCTTGCCGCGCCGCATCTGAACGTTCACGTCGACCACGAAGCCCTTCTTATAGACGTTGTCTTCGGCCTCGGTGATCTCGTGTTTGATCTGCTGCTCCGCGAGATCTGAGGCGTAGATAAGGGGCTTGGGATTTGGCGAGATGTCGCCAATCACCACCTGTTCCCCCGACCTCTTTCCCAGCGCGGAAGTGCGTATATCCGAGCGAGTGAAGACCATCAGTACCCGCTGCCGGTCTGAGCGGTGTTGGTGGTCAAGCTCCAGTTTGTGTTCGACAACCCTCTGTTGGATTTCCGCGGCTTCGCGTGAGTTGAAGCCGAAGGCGGCGCGGACCTTCTTTTGTCCATCCTCGATCTCAATAACGGCGATCTCCAGAGTGGATCCCGGGACACTAGCGACGGCCGCCACCTGATTGCCGAAGTCAGCTAGTTCGCTTTTTGATACGTCTGGAACACGACCACCGGGCAGCGTGTAAGTTTTCAAGCGATTGCCCAATCGCTCCACGAACTCGTCGAGAACGTTGTATGCCGCTGGAAGTCCGAGAGCGCCCATCGCCGAAGCGCCTGCCGCCGTCAGAAAAGGGATCAGATCAGCTTCTATACTGCCGGCTCTGACCTCCTTCACAAATAGGGTTGCCTCTGGCGCCGCGCCTGGCTGCGCTTCGCGAACATAGCGGTCGTATTCGGATGCGAGCGCGGTGAACGCCCCTACGAACTCGCTCAGCTCGATCGGCTGATCAACGCCAAGCCGCAGCCGGATGAATGGTTGCCCCCGCTCCATGGCTTGAGCGTAGGTGGGCCGGCGGAGATTGTCACTACCGGTTGAGGTCATGCCGCTCTCACCCTTCAGCCGATCATCCTGGTGGCTCACCGCGCCAAAGGCGGACGTAGAGCCCGGCCCAGCGCCGGGCCCCTCAGCTGCCGCCTTCCACTTTCGCCAAC